TGGCCCGTCCATCCAGATGGCGTACTCTTCCAGCCCACCCTTCTCAACTGCCTTGAAGCACAGTCCGGAGCCAGTGTTGCTCTTCCCACTCGCGTAGGGACGCATGATCTCTCGGAGCGCCAGCGCCAGGTTCTCCACGAACTCACTGCTCTTGACCACGGTGTAGTACTTCGCCATATCTACCTCCTTCCACCGATCAGGGGTGATGACTAGATATGACCAGTTATGGCCGTTCTTTGACTAGGCTCTGGAGTACTGGAGTACGCTCCAGCCCTTCCGGTCCGACAGCAGGGGGGTACATATTATATATACTGCAGGGGCTCCTGCACCCTCCCACCTACTTTATCTACTTGACCCCCCGTAGGGATTATACACTTAACTGTCAAGGGACTGGGAGAAGGCCCGGAGGGCCTGGAGCGGTATCCAGTACTCCAGATCCTATACGATAAGCTGTCATAACTGGTCATATCTAGTCATCGCTTAGATTCGTCTTAGAAAATTCACAAAGATTTAACAATTCTCACCGGGGATCGAGGACCTTCTGGAGGACCATGGCCTCGTCGGTCCAGTCGTTGGACTTGTCCGTGACCAGCAGCTCGATGATCCCGTCGATCGCTTCCGTGTCCAGCTTAGTTGCGAAGTTCACCCGCTCGCAGAGGCTGTCGATCTCCTCATGGAGCCCCTCAGATTCGTCCCACCGCTGGAACATCCGGAGTGCGTCGATGATCATGGACAATTC